CACTTCGGCAAGTTTTGCGGCTTCCTTGCTTGCCAAAGCGCGGGCGGTGCGTAAATAATCGTCGTCGCCTAACTTGGTTTCGTCTATCTCCATTTGAAGCCAAAGAAGGCTAAGACGGTCTAAGGTGGCTAACGTCGGTTCTTTAATCTTGTAAACCTTCGTTTCGGTTATCTTCTCCCGGCGACGGAAAAAGCCCCAAAAGCCCGGCTTACGGCGGTAGTGTGTTACCTCTATATCGAAGTCCACCCCTTCGCCTATCATCTTGCGCAGTTCCGCTTGCTCACGGTTCAACGCTTCTAATTTTTCGTTCTGCGGCATGGTCTTAATAATTGGGAAGGCCCCGGAACAATGTAGCGGGGCCTTCCGGGTTTGGTGTAAATGTGCGGGGCTGCTCGGTTAGGTCGTCTTCTTGATGACGGTAACGTACAACTTTTTAAGCCCGTCGGTATGGGGCTTCTGCACGGTGGCGGTAACTTCAAGAAGAAGGAGGCCTTTCTTGGAAAATTCGCCGTTGAACTTCGCCTTAATCTTGGCGCGGGGAACTTGAAACTTCAAGCCCTTGCGCGGAACGATGATAAGCGATTCTTCAACGTCGGCGGTAGCGTCGGGGTAGGCGTAAATGTCTGCCGCAATTTCGCCGCCGAAAAGACGTTTAAGACAGGCGAGGTCGGGGTTCATAATGGAAAAGGCAAACGTAGTTTTCCCGGCTTTGGTTATAATCTCTTCCGGGTCGTCGTTTTCCTCGGAGTAAAACTCCGTTTCCTCGCCGTCTTCCTGTGTCATCTTCGCTGTGTCTTGGTAGGTCAGGCCGTAACGGGTATAGCCCGGTTCGTCGAAGTCGCCCATTGCGGGTTCGCCTTCCTTTCCGAGAATTTTGGAAAGGCCTAAGGTAATTGTAGACATAGGGGTATGGTGTTAAATTGTTAATGAATATTCCAGCTTATTCTCAAATTGCGGTAGTGCTGCTTTACCTCAATTTCCTTTATCGTGGTGTCGTTCTCAATCCAATATTCTAAGTCGGCTACGTTCTGTTCGTCCAAATAGGCTACAAGCGCGTCGCCAATGGTGCGTAGGCGTTCCCGGTCGGCTTTGCGCTGTTCCCGTCCGCGTATCTTTACTTTCTTGTCGGAAACAAAGATATTCACGTTGGAAGTTCCCGTTTGGGGCTTTTCGTGCGTTACGGCTATCGTGTTTATTACGATGTCTTCCGCTTCGCTGTCGTCGGGTCGCTCCCCTTGGACGTAAACGCCCCCGGAAATTTTGATTTTCCCGGAAGTAACGGCTTCCTGTACCAACTTGTAGAGGATGTCGTCCGTGTCTATGCTGCTGCAATGTTTCACTACTTGAAGGCGTTTTTAATGTTCGTAACTAAGTCGGCTAAGTGTTTGGCTACCTCCTTTTCGGCAAATTTTTCGGCGGAAGTCAATACGTCGCGGCCTTTGCTCTCGACGTGAACGGCGTAGTTCATACCCGCCACGACTACCAAAGCGTAGCCTTCGGTCTTGCTTCCCACTTGTAAGGCTAACCGCTGCCCTTCATTAACTCCGGCGTGTCCGCCCTTGACTGCGGCAAAAGCCACGTTCACGGGTTTTCCGTCCACTAATACGACGTAGCCAATAGACGAGCGTAGGTTTCCCGTGCGGTCTTTGAAGCCACGTTCCGGCGGTATCATCTTCGCTAACTTTACGGCTTCTTCGCCTACGCGGGTAAGGCTTTCTATTAGCTGCCTATCCACTTCGGCTAACAACGCCTTAAAGGTTGCGTCGATGTCGTTAATATTGAAGTTCGCGCTTATACCCATAGCCTACAATGAAGTCGCCCTTTATCGAATTTCAAGCACTCGCCAATAATCCTAACTGCTCCTTCCGCCTGTGCGTCCTGTAAGGCTTCGTCGGTAAGCTCTGACGGTAGCAGCTCGCGGTCGGCTGCGGCCACTTCCTGGCCCAATCCTACGCGCTCCGTTCCCGCCGGAAGTTGGATAAGGGAAGCGAATGTTATAAACCTACCGTTCGCCGCCTGTATCTGCGTTCCCTTGCCGTTGGTTTCTTCCCGGCATGAAGCGTGAAGTTTCCACGCCGCCCCGGTTGTCTGCCAACTGCCGTTAGCGTCCTGTACTGCTTCCCCGTCGCTATTGCGGACGTAAAGGAAGTGCGGGTATTGGTTGTTTATAATGTCTTGAATTGCTACCATATCCGGCTTCGGTTTTTAACCTTCGGCGCGTTGGCGGGTGTTATCCCCAATTCGCCGCAGGTTTGATTATACCAAAACTTAATAGCTTCCCAATTCCACGAAACGGAATAGCCGCCTTCGCTGACGTTCGCCAACGGTATAATAGAGCCGAACTCTTTACAAAGGGCGGTTTTCGCCGTCCTTACGTCTACTTCGGCTTCGGGGTCGGGAATTAGCCCGGCTTGGTTGGCTAAAATCAATTCCGCGTCTGTTGCGGTTACGCCGAAGCGGTAAGCGGTGCGGGTTATCCATTCTTTGTAGGTCATCGTTGGAAGGGTTTAAGCCGGGAAGCCCCGAAGGACTCCCCGGACGGTTAGGGTTAGTGGTTCCACTTATTAGCGTCGGTAGACATAAGCCAACTATCGGATGAAGTTTCCCACGCGGGGAAGGCGTTAGCAATACCCATCGTTACTTCTTCAAGCGGTTCCTCGTTGGCGAACTTCTTAATAAGGGTATGGCCGTTGAGGGTCTTGAGGGCTACCGAACCCTTTACGTTAAGGTCGGCGGGACGTTTCCAGAAGGTATGGCCCAAAACCTTGCTTGCGCTGAACATTACCACGTCGTTAACGAAGGGGTTGCCACTGAACGGGCGGCTTCCGTCGCCTAATTCGATGGTTATGTCTTGGTCGATGACAATGATTTGAAGCCCGTAAAGGTAGGAAAGGCCACGAAGGGCGGTGTTTACCTGTTCGAGGCTCGGTGTCTGCTGAACGCCGAGCGCGTTGGCGGCGAAGGAAGCACACGTTTTCTGCACTTCTTCGGTTTCCGTGAAGGTGGCGAAGGTTTCCGTAGACATAAAGGCGTACTTCAACGTAACGCCCTTCTTCTTGGCGGCTTTTACAACTGCCTTGAAGTCCTTTGTAATAGGACGGGCGGCGGTGGAATTAGCCCACGAAGCGGAACCGGTTTGGAAGCCTACCTTTTGTTCTTCGGGGATAAGGTAGTCTACATCGTATTCGGTAAGTACCGAAGTGTTGTTTTCGTTGGTAAGGCGAATTTTACCGAGTGAAATGGACTGCAACGCTATCCACTCCAAACGGGCGGCTACGCCGTCCCAACAGAATTTAGTGTCTTCGGCCCACGCTTCCACAAGTGCGCGAAGGTCGGGGTTCTTCGACGTGCGGGCTATCATAAGTTCGTAGTCGTCGAGTTCTTCCTCGTTCTTGGTGCGCTTAATGGCAATTTTGGGGATGTCGCCCTGAATACGGGCTATTGCCTCGCGGGTCTTCTTGTCAATGGTTGCGCCACGGGCTACGAGGTCGGCGGCAATTTTAAGCCCTATTCGCGTTTCCAACGCTTTCCACGTTAGGGAGTAGTTCTCCTTCAACGGGAAAAGTGTAGGATAGTAGAAGGGTTTAAGGTCGTAGGTCTTGACTACGCCCGCCATATCCTGTTCGTTAAGCCCCTGCATTAAAGTAGGTATCATAACTTATTGTTGTGGCTTGTTGGTTAGATGAATTTAATTGTAGGAAGGGCGGCCTTAATCGCGTCGCTAATCGGGGGGCAAAGCGCGGTTTTGAACTGCCCGAAGGTCACGGCTGCGACGGGGGTGTTAGTAAGTGCTTCCACCGGGTAAGAGTCGCCGACGCAAGCGAAGGGGGCGTATTTGAACGCCGAAACGGTTGCGCTTTCTTCTTTGGCCTGGGTAAGCACTCCACCGACGGGAATAGCCGCGCCGAGGGTCGTTCCTACGGTAATAGTGTCGTGGGTCTTGGCGGTGGTGTCAATGGCTGTAATAGCGTATGACTTCGCGCCCGTCTTGAACATCACGAAGTCGCCTACTTTGAAGTGGTGCCCCTTGGCTACCTTGTAGGCTACGGCGGTGCTGGTGGCGGCTTCCGTTACTTCTGCCGTCTTGACGAGGTGGTAAATGCCCGCTTCGTCGGGGGAAATAACGGAACCTTCACGAAGGGGAACGCCGGGGATAAGGTCGGCGACGCTAACGGTTACACCGTTGGGAACGTCGGCGAGGTTGTGCGTACAGGCGTGGGCGGTTCGCTCGTCCTGTTTGCGTGTGTATCGCATAAATCCCATTTTCGTTGTCGGTTTAGGGGGTTGTTAAATTTCCTTCCCTGTAAGGGTCGGGTTGTTGTCACTCTGCGAAGCGATGTAGTCTGCTACGCCTTGGCTAATACCTTCTTTGGTCACGGCTCCAAAGAGGGGCTTATCGTGGCTTTGCAGTCCTTTGTCGCTCTGCTCCTGTGCTATGCCGTCGAGGTCGGCCTGCACTTCGTTTAAGTACCCGTTAAAGTCGTCGTCGTCCTTGAAGGTGGGGGCTACGCGGTCGAAGCTGCGCAGCATCATTTCGCGCTGCTTGCCCTCAATCTTGGCGGCTTCCAACTTCGCTACAAATTGTTCACGGCGGGTGGCTGTGGTTTTCTCGGCACGTAGGCTGTCGTAGCCTTCGCGTATTGCCTTGTTTTCCTCGCGGATAATTTCGCGTATCTGCTCGGCTGTCAATGCTCCCGCCGGGGCCGGTGGTGTCTGCTCTCCGGGCTTCGGGTCGCCGCCGCCCTGTTCCTTCTCCTTGAAGTCGTACTTACGTCTAAGGCTTTCTTCGTGGGTCTTGTTGGCTTTGGCTATCTCCGCGTCGGTTCGGCTTCGGTAGTCCTTAACGAATTTGCTAACCTTGTCGGCGGTAAGATTACCTACGACTTCGGTTGCTTCTTCAATGTTCGCAGCGTTTAGGCCAATGAAGGCCGCAAGCTGCGTTAAACCGTCTTTTCGCTCGCCTGCGAATTTTTCTTGCAGTAGGGCTAAAATTGCTAATGTTAATTCGTCCATAAATAATTTGTAGTTGGGGTTACTTAAACTAAGCGCAAAGTTAGCGTATTACCTTAATACAAGTTTGAATAAGGGACGGCAAACACTTCGCCGAAACTTCCAACGCTCGGCGGCGGTTGCCGTACACTTTGTTAGCCTTTTATATGCGGAATGTGAATTATTTGCAGTAACTTTGCGGTGTTGCCGGGGAAAAATCCGGCGACTTATCGAAGAAGCGATAGGTTCTTAGTATTTGAAAATCGCCAAATTAACAAATTACGAAGAATGAACCTAAGCGCGTAGCGTCGTATATCCTTACCCCGATATGCCGATGAAGCGCGGCTATACGGTTTGTTTTCGTAAGGCGTTTGGCGATGCCGCAAATACTCAAACCTATATAGTCCGCGCTTTTTTCGTGTGTCTTACCCTGCTGCTTCGGGCGGTGGCGCAAAGTTACTCATAAATTATGAAGAAGTTACTTTTACTGCTCTGCCTATTGCTCCCGGTGGTGGTTTTCGCTCAAACGAAGAAACAGGGAAGCATTGAAAATCTGAACGCTAACCCGCGTTTTGGCGGTTTCGTATTGGGGGATTCTATTACCCACTACCTAACGCGTCTTGAACCTGTTGAAGAGTTGGGAAACGGTGGCTTTAAGTGTGAAGCTACTGACCGGGATAACTTTGATTATCGCCTCCGCTCTGTATCGCCTATTTCCGTTTACGTAACCGTGGAAAAACACCGAATAAAAAACATTTATGCTGTTTATCCTTATGGAAATTCCAACGATATTATAGCCGGACTGATGGATAACTACGGCAATTATAGCGCGTATTCAAATGGTTCCTATAATTGGTATGGTAAAGACATATTCGTAATGTCGGGAACTAATGGTAATAAAACTTCCTATGTTATTTATTCATACGTCAGTCCTCTATAATGGAAGTTGTGGGTTATATCTTGTTGGCTGCGCTTGTGGCCTGTGTTCTTATTGTCGTTATTGCCCGTGTATCGAAGCGAAGCACGAATAGCCCCGAAACATCCGACGTTCCGGCTTCGCTCTCTATTCGTGTGCAGGGGCGTGAATACTCAATACCAACGCCGGACGCTGATAAATTGACGGCTTGGTCGGAACGGAAGGAAGCCAACGAAACTAACCCCGATTCTTGCGAAACAATGCCGGGCGAAGGTGAAACACTTGTACCCGTGTCCTTCTTTGCTCCGGGGTGCGGGTTGGCGGGTTGGTCTAAATATGAGGACTATTGGGAAGCCTGTAACCGCGCTTCTTGGAATGGTTATAACAACATTGTCGTATCGGTCGCGGACTATGAAGAAGCCGAAGCCTATAAAGCGGAAGCGGAACGACGGGAGCGACTTTTATACACTACCGCCGAACTCAATAACAAAGGTTTGGAACTTGAAAAGCGCGGCGAAGTTCCGGCGGCTATTGCTACTTACGAAGAATGTATAAAGCTGCGCTATCCGGCGTTTCATGCCTATTGGCGGCTTTGTGTTCTGTATCGGAAGGCGAAGGACAAAGAGAACGAACTGCGCGTTATCCGCGTGGCTCTCGACGTATTCCCGGACGATGAAAAGTTTACGGCGCGGCTTAATAAAGTCCTTGCGATGAAGTAGGCGTATTATTCTAATACGAATTGAGTATTTTTTGCTATTGACTTTTTCGGTTGGTAACAATTAGTTACGCCCGTTCCACGTTATACGGTTATGGCTGTGCCTTGGTGGGTATGGTCTTCCCGGTTGTCGTGGTTGGCTGATTTGGATTGGGTGCGTTATTGTCGTATCTTTGCGTTTGAATTAAAGCCCATTACAACTATGGAAGAAAAGAACTTAACCCCCGCCGAATTGTTCTTTACGAAGAAGGCGGAATTTGAATACAGCATAACGGAAGCCGTTAAGCAATTCGCCGGGGCGTATGCCACGGACGTAAATATAGCCGTAGGCGTGTCCGTCGTTCCCGCTCTCGCTGATAGTGGCGACGTTGTAGACTGCCGAATTAGTAACGTAACAATCGAAGCCAAATATAGCCAAAATGGATAAATTTATATACTCCGCTATTGCGTCGGAACTGAACGACATTAAGAACTTACACGGCAAACCCCGGCGCGAAGCTCTACAACGGCTTGACAATATCGTTACGCGGCTATTTCCCCCGGTGGAAGGTTCGCCGCTTCCTTCCGAAGAACTTAACGGCGTGGCTGACGTTATGCCATTACCAACTCCGAGCGGTGCTTCCGCTACTTATTGGTGTGGGCCGCTACCGTTCGGAAAGTATTAAAGGATTTTGTAAACTCTATAAAACCGTTGAAAATGAAAGTACCACAAATAAGAACTACGGACGGCTTGAAGTCTATAACAATACTTCCCGATGAAATGCTTGTCGAATGGTTCCTTTACGACACTACCAACGCCGCCCCGGAAGATGTGGACTTGGTGCAACTTCTTAACTGCGCAGAGCCGGACGCGAAGAAAAACGGCGCAATACTCCGGCAGTGCTTGGAAGGTAAAGCCCGGCTTCTTCCTGTATATCCGGGTATAGGCGAAAAAGAGCCTAACGGCGCGAAGTTCGTAGGCTCTATTATCGACGGCGGTTTATACCTCGTTCCTCTTACTTGAGACTTCTTACAAACGCTATCATTTCCGCGTATTCCGTAGGTAAATACTTCTGGAATACGCGGTTTCCTATAAATGCGTTTTCAAAACAATGGGCTATATATTCGGCTTCACTTGCGCCCTTCCTCTTGAAGTACGCCGTAGAATGGCCCCACCCAACGGAAATTATAAGACTTTTTAGCGTGTCTTGAACGGCGAGTATTTGCTCTATTACGTCGTGCTTGGTTATTCCCCGCTTCGTAAATACCGCGTCACTCATTGAACTTATTTTTTTATAAAGACGGTCTAACCTTTCGGAAAGTACCTTAGCCTTCATAACTTTTGTTTTGGTTGTTTCCGTAACAACTTCATTCTTTACCGGGTCGTATCGTCTTGTCGTTTTTGTGGTTTCGACTTTTTGACGAAGCCGGGCTATCTGTTTGGCGCGAAGGTCTTGCACCTCTGTGCTAAATCTTAAATTCCTTTGCCAATCTATACCATGCCCGAACTCGTGGTATATAAGGGCGCGGCGGTAGTATGGACTTCGGGAGCTGCGTGTACCGCCGTTGTCTATATATACGCGCTTTTCGGAAGGCATATAATAACTATCGTTTCCCGATTTGCTATGAATTGTTAGCGGTATGGGGTGTTTCGGGTCTATTAGGTCGAAGAATTCCCGGCTATATTCGTAGTCGTCGCCGCGCAGCCACTTCCCGCCCTTCTCCAATTCCTTGGGCATATTGGGGGAATAGTTACCCTTCTTCCCTTTGGCTGCTGTCAATTTGCCCGGAAGCGACGCAAAGAAGGCTTTAAGGCGGCTAATGCAGTCGCCGTAGTAGTTGGAAGTGTTGATTTTGGTAGCGTTTAGTTCTTTGTCAATCTCGCTAATTACGTCGTCGTAGCCTATGGCGGTCTTGGCGAAGTCTTCCACCTCACTACGGGCGTGGATCCAATCGGCGCGGCGCGGTAATAATTCGCCCTGCAACCGCTTCAACTCGGCGCGTAGTCCTTCCCGGTCGCCGGACGTTCGTAGCACATCCAACGCTGCCACGTCTAAGCCGTAAGTATAAGCCCACGTCTTAAAGTTGGCTATCTCCCCGTCGAACTCCGTACACGGTTGGGGCGGTTTTGCCGTGGTTCCCGGCATTTGTGCTTTCTGCGGTATGGACGGAAGCAAACCGCCGGAAATAACGCCGTTCTTGAAGTTGTCGCGTATGTAGTACGGCATAGCCTTCCAATTCTT